AACGGCGACGAGTTCAAAAAGTCGCGACATCGTTTCGTCAAGTGTGGCAAGTCCGATGACCCGAATTTGCATTGAAAGGGTGAACGTGTCGGCGCGTTGCTTGCGGCCGCCGGTCATTACGGGAACCGAGATAGGGCCGTCGATTTCGTCAAACCAAATGAGTTGCGCGGCGGGTACACGGTCGCCGGGCCAGCCAGGTTCAACGGTGACACCGGTCAAAGCTGGCGCCGAACGAAGCAACGCGCAAACTTGTTCCGTTGCTTGCCAACGAACCGATGTGGTCGCGCTCACGCGATGCCCGGCGTTCTGTAGTTGTCAAGCGAATTGAGCAAGCGGTCAACTTCTAGGAAACCGGTTGGGCGGTTGCGGTTCCAGTCGGGTGTTGAGTAGCGGGTGAACGAGCCGTCGAAAGATTGGGCGATTACGTCGCGAGACTGTCCCGAGCGGTCGGCGAAAGCGACGGCGCGGCAGTATTCGGCGCAAGCGCGCAGCAATGCTTCGGGCGCGGTTGCTGCGCCGTGCGTGTAGGTCACGAGTAGAACTTCGCTGAAATCCCATGCGCCGCCGTAAATGGTGCCGGTTGCTTTTTCTACCGTCAGGTTGGCGACCGTTCCGGCCACGCCGTCCACGGTGAACGCCGACACCGATTGCACCGGTTGGTTGCGTAGTTGCACCCAAGTGTTCGGGCGGGCGTGCTGCTCATTCGTGACGGTTCGGGTTTCGTAGGCCGTTTGCAAATAGCGTTCGGCAATGTCGGTGAACTCGTCAACTAGGTTCGTGAGTTCCGCGTCCGTGTATGTCGTCGTGTTGGACAGGGCGGGAACTCGTGCGCGAACTTGCGCGGGGGTCAGGTATGCCACGGGTCAGGCTTTCGGGGTCCGACGTGCGCGAGGCTTCGCGGTCGCTGCGGTTTCGGTTACCGGGTCGGCGGCGGCGGTTTCAATTTTGGGGGCTTTGCCGCACGCTTCGGCGTAGCCGTTAGCGATTAGGTCGGCCGCGACGTGATCGGCGAGTTCGATTTCGCCGCCTTTGCCGGGCCACTCTTGGCCGTCAATGCTTCCCGAAATGTCGATGAGTTGACGAACGCGCATGGCGATTCCTTTTCGTTTGGGGTGATAAGCGCCGCACCCGGAAGGGGGGAACGGGTGCGGCGCTCATCGGATTTGGTCGGGTGCTTCAGATTACGAAGCGGCACCGCCGACAAAGTGCTTCACGGCCCCGGTCTGGTCAATGAGCAGACCGTCGGTGCGCATGGTCACTCGGAACGTTCGGACAGAGTAGTCGAACGCGAAATCGTCGGACACGTCCACGGTCAGGCCCGAGGCCTCGCGGATGAAATACGAGGGCAGGTGGCCGAACAGAACTGACTTGGCCGCGACTGCCGGGCTAGCCATTGAATCGTTGGCGTAAATGGGGAACCCGAGAAGCGAATCCGGGTCGCCGTTCATGCCAGGTGCAAACAGGTAGTGATCGTTTGTCGATCCCTTGAGTTTGCGGGCCGCTGCCATCGCGGTGTTGTTCATCATCCAACCAATACCGGGCTGCGACGTGTAAGCGGCGCCGACCGAATAGCGAAGGTCAATGAGATTGTCGCCGGTGAACGCGCCGGAAACCGCGGCGGCGCCGGTCACGCCAGCGGTTGAACTCGTGACAATACCGGTTGGCTTGCTTGAACCGTCGCCCGTGGTCATGTGGCCGCGAGTTGCGACACCAATTGCGGTGCCAGCCTGACGGGCGAGAAAGCCACCTACGTCCACGGCACCATCTGCCGCGAGTTCATTAGAGAGCTGTACCAACACGACGTACTTATGGGCGCCGAGTGCGCGAGTTGCGAGAGTCGGGTCAGACGTTGAAGCCTGCGCGGCTTCGCCAACAATCGAAGCGGTGGAAAACGCGGTCGAAGTCGGAACGTTCAAAGTCTCACCGGTGTTTGTGGTGACAACGGTTGCAACGTTGCGAACAACGTTGGCCATGACGAGGTGTTCAACAATGCGGTCGTAGACCGAAGTTGGCACGGAGCCGCCGCTGCTGCTCTTAGTGATTGCGCGCTTTTCAAAACGTGCGGAACGAATCTCGCCGGTCATGAGGCGGCGCACCGTGTCATCGTCGGTCGGTTCGTTGTTTGCGGTTTCCGGTGCGGAAAGTGAAGCGGCAACGCCGAGGCGTGAGCGGCTTTCTTCGATGTCCGCGTTGCGCTTTTCGGCGTCAAGAATGGACTTGATTCGCTGGTCGGTCGCGTCTAGGTCGGCGTTGATTCGGTCGAACTCGGCGCCTTCTTCGGCGCTGAGGTCGCGGGCTTCGTTGCTGGCGTGGTCAAGCAAGTTCTTTGCTTGTTCCCATGCGCGGGCGCGTTGCTCGCTGAGGTTCTTTACAAGTTCGCTCATGGCGTACTCCTAAGGTTGGGGGGTTTGTTGTTGTTGTGTTGTGCAAGTGGTGGAACTCCGGTGGTGTCCGCGATGCGGGCCGGGCGGGTTCTCCGGGTTGCGGTTCGTCTAGCGCTTTGCGGCTAGGTCGAAATAGCGGCGGGCGAGTTCAACGGAACGGCCCGGCGTTGTGTCGTCGGTTTCGGGTGCGGGTTCGATGTTGCGAACGCTGGCGCCTTCGGTGTCCTTGTATGCAGGGAAACCGCTTACCACCGAAACCTCGTGAAGAATCACTTGGGAAAGATTGCGCACGCCATCGGGTCCGACACTTTCGCCGCCCGAAGGAATCGAAAAGCCAAACGACATAGAATGAACATCGCCGCGTTCCATAAGTACCCGAAGGTCGCGGCCGGTTGTCGTGTCGGGCAGGTCGGCCTCAACGAACAAACCGCGGGAATCTTCGGCGAGGCGCAACGTTCCCGATTTGGTCGAAGCAAGAACGGCGTCCTGATTGTGATTCATAAACATTCGGACTTCGCGACCCGAGTTCAACGAACGTTTGAAAGCGCCCGGCGAAATTGTTTCAATGAACGGGAGCGGTTCGCTTCGTGAGTTGAACACCGCCGCGTAGCCGCGGAATGTTCCAACGTTGCCGGTGTCGGGTTGCGCGTCGCGTAGTTCTAAGCCGCCGACTTCAATTGTTCGGAACTCAACTTCGCGGCCAGCAACTTTGCGGCGTTCAAGTTCAAGGGCGGCGTATCGGTAGGGTTCTTCCATCGGTTCGTCCATTGCTTCGGCCGCCAGGTCGGCGGCTTCGGGGTCGGGTTCAATTGCGGTGAGCAGTCCGGCCGGAATGATCCAACGTTTGCAAACACCGGCCGGGGACACGGGACCGTCCACGATTTCGCAAGCGTTCCCGCCTTCAAAAAACACGCATGAGGAACACACCAAACCTTCGGCGGCGAACGGTGACGGTTCAACGTAATGGGCGCCGTCGGGTCCGTTGCCGCGGTCAAGTTTGCCGAACAGTTCGGCGTTTGATTCGTCGGCGTCATACTGCGCAACCTGCCGAGGCGTAAGCGGATAGGCGCCCTCGCCGTTTCGTGTTTCGGTTTGTTCCATGAGTTCAGACCTTTTCGTTTCGTTTGCCGCTTCGACTAGTTGGGTTGCGCGTGTCCATCCGGCGTCGCCGCCCCATAAGGCCCACGCGATCCGACCGTTGGACGGGTAGCCCTTTTGGTCGGGTGACCAACCTTGCCCCTCTTTGTCGGATTGGTGCCGGTCGAAGTAGGCTTTGATTCGGCGCCATGTTTGAAGGGGCAGGTCTTTTCCGTTTGTTATGTCGCGGGCGCGTGCGATGCCCACGGCAGTTCCCCCCCTGCCGAACTCGCGTCGCCACTCGAGGCCGCGTTCGGCTTCGGTGATCATGCCTTTGTTTGGCGGGTAACTGTCGGGCATTACTGCGCCGGGTCGTCGTCCACGCCGACGGGATCGGTTGGCGTACTTATTGGGGCGCCCGGCAAAGCAAGGACGAAAGCGTCGCCGCCTTCGTAGGGTTCCAGGTTCTCAACTTGGCGCGCTTCGTTCGGTGAAAGAATGCCGCTCATAATGCCGATTTGGTGAGACCGGTAGCGGTTGATTGTGTCGGCGCGAAGGAACGCGGAAGTGTCAAACTCAACACGAACGCCGGACGGCATAAGCGACGAGGCCGCCGCCTCAATTCGTTTGAGCCACGGCAACAACCCGTACTGGACGAATTGAAGGCCTAGCGCTTCGGTGTTGGAATAAACGTTGGACGGTCCCGAGCCGCCGACCATGTAGGGCGGGATTCTGAACACGCGCGCAATTTCGTTCACGGTTTCAATCCGTGACGCCGTGAGTTCCATTTCGGCGGCCGAGGCTTGAACGGGTCGCCATTTCAAACCGCCCGACAACACCGCGGGTTTGCGGTGTCGGCGGTGCTGACTTTCCCAAGTGGCCTGAAGAACTCGGGCCGCTTCGGGTGTGAGTTCCGCGTCCGTTTCCAATACCGACGAAGGGGTAGCGCCCTCGCCGTAGAACTGCGCCAAGTGTCGTGCCTGAGCTAGCGCAATGCCGAACGTTGTTCGTTGTTGGTGAATTGGCGAAATACCTTTCGCGGCCTGCGGCGGGGTGAACCAACGAAGGTGCATGATGTTTTCGGCAGGCACCGCAACGGCGCCGACCGTGTACGTTCGCACGTTTCCAACAATGGTGACCGTCACGTTGTCCGGGTGCAACGGGACAACTTGGCCGGGTTGCCCGGCCTCGCCGCCTACCCAATCCATCCACCAGTAGGCGTTGCCGTGAAGGGCAAGACTTGTGACGGTCATGTGCATGAGTTCGTATGCGGTGACAGTAGGCGCCGGGTCTGTAATCCATGACGGCGCCGAGAGGCGTTCGGTTCGTGTTCCAACGTCGCGAATCGCAATGAACGGCAAAGCGGCGACGGAATCGGCCAGCAATGAAACGCACGCGAGAACAGTAGAAACCTCGAGCGCGGTTTCTTCGGTGACGGTTTCGCCAGTCCAGTTCGGGCCGATGCTGAACCCTGAGTTGCGCAACGGCACGGGCGCCGCACGTTTTGAGAAAAGGCTCATCGCTGAGCCGCCAGGTACGAACCGACGAGGGCAAGAATACCGCCGACAATCAAAGCGGCAGGCACCGACACAAGCGCGACGCCGACACAAATTGCGGCGGCGCCGATGACTTCGGTTGTTGTCGTCAAGGCTTCACGCATCGGGCAAACTCCACGGGTCAATAATTGCGGGCGCCGCGTTTGCTGGCGCTTCGTGCGTAGCGTGCCAAATGGCGCGCTCTAATCCGGCGACGGCACAAACACCTAGGTCGATGTGCCGTTCGCTGTTCTTCGTTTCTTTGGTTGGGCGTGCGCCGCGGTTGTCAATCTTGAGAACCATTGAAGCAACGTGACGCGCAAGGCGCGGGTCGCCGTCATGCGTGAACGTTCCATCCAACACCGAATCGTAGAAAACTTGCCACGCTTTCACCATGCGTTCAACGGAACCCATCGGGTATTCAACAAGCGGCAAGCCCTCATCTTCTAGGACTTGCATTGAACGTTGCCAGCGGTAGGGGTCCATACCCAACTCAACGACGGGCATTGAACGCGCGGCAACGCGCAAACGTTCCTCAACGTCGGCGATTGGTACACGCCATGCGGTGCCGTCGTGCGGATTTTCCCAAAGGTCAACAACAAAAAGGTGCGGCGTTTCTTCGCAAGTGATCCCGACGACGCCGGTTGAATCGCCGGACCATGAGCCGTCGGCCATGAGTACGACGGGAACACTTGGGTCAATGGTGCGCGACGGTGCGGCCAAACGGTCCCACGCGCCGTGCGGTAGTGCAGCGGTTGAACCAACCACCCAAACGTTGGTGCGTTTGGTGCGAAACTCGGCTTCGGGTGTGCGAACGATTGTGCTTCGGAAATCTTCTAGCGAGTTGAGATCGCCTAGGCCGGGGTTGGCTTCGGCCCAAACTTTCGGGTCCGTGTAGTCGGCGGCCGCGCCGTGCTTCGGTTCCCACCATGCAAAAAAGAATGTGGGGTCTTCGATTTCACCGGCCGCAACTTTCCGGCCGTGTTCGTACAACTTGAAACAATGAGAGTCACGCCCGAGGTTGTCGGTTCGACTTCCTGCGGTAGTGATGCCGAGCAACATAGGCTCGAGCCGTGCGCCAGCGCCTAGCGCCATGACGTTCCAAAGTTCGTCGTCTTGTTGAACGTGAACCTCATCGAACACAACGAACGACGGTGACAAACCTTCGGACGCTGGCGCTTCGCGACTGAGTACCCGATATACCGAACCGGTGTCGGGAACTTCTATGGCGTCGCGGTACACTTTCGAGATTGCCGAAAGTTCCGGGTCAAGTTCCACCATGCGCTTTGCCGAAGCGAAAACAATTCGGGCCTGTTCGCGAGTACCTGCGCACGAATAAACTTCGCCGCCAGGTTCGCCGCAAAAAAGCGACCACAAGGCGAGGCCAGCACCGAGCGCCGACTTGCCTTGTTTGCGTGGCAGGCCGACAAGGGCGGCGCGATGCCGCAACCTGCCCGACGAATCTTCGGCCAGTAGCCCGTCAATAAGCCGACGTTGCCACGGCCGCAAAGTGATTCGCTCACCAACGGCACCGCCAACGGATGACTTCACAACACGGGCATAAGTGTTCACAAACTCGGCGGCCTCATCGCCACGGGTTCGAGTTCGTGCCGTGGTGTTCAAAGACAACCAACGCGGCGGCCAGCCCTTCGGCCTAGTTGCCACGTTGCGCGCGTAACTTTTCAAGCGTTGAGGCGGCCTTCACTTCGGCCAGCCCGAGGCGCGACCGTGCGGCAGGGTCGAAACCCAACGCCGAAAGCTGCCCTATGATTTGCTTGTCAAGTTCCCGCAATGCCTTTCGGGCGTCGGGTGACTGAGAAACGAAAACGGCGGCGCGAAGAACGGTGCGTTCTTCTAACGCCTCGCGCAACATTGCCAGCGCGACCGAATCCGTGGCCGCCAACCAAACCCGGCCAGCCTCAAGAACAACCTCGAGAGCGGCGGCCGGGTCCATTTCGGCGGGTTCAAGTTGTGCCGCGGGAACTGCGGCAAGGTTGCCGAGGTTCGGCACGCGGTCAGGGCGTGCGGTGCCGCGTTTCTTTTTAGCCTCTAAGGGCGCGGGCGGTCGCCCGGTTCTTGCCATGTGGATTCCCCTAGCGAATAAGTGAAGCGATGACCGCCGACAAGTCCCCGAGTTCACGCGTTGTCGTCAACGCGTCACCGGTCACCGTCATGTAACGAGCCGAACCGTAGACCTCAACTTCGCCGCCCGGCACCGCAACACGGCGCCCGGAAAAGTCCAACGAAGCAAAGCCCCAAACGTGCAAGCCGTCCCCCGAAGGGGAACGCTCAACATACGTCGGCGGGACACGTTCCAAAATTGAAGCGGCCCACGGCGCCAGGTCGGCGCCCGTGAAGCAATGGTCAAAGTCAAGGCAGACAAGCCCGTCCCCGTTCAACACAAACCCGACACCGGCGCCAACGGTTGAACCGCTGGCCGTTTCGTAGTCGGTCCACGTTGCCGGGTTCGTTGACGAAGCGGCCCGCCCGTTCGATTGCAGCGGGCGTTTGGTGCGTTCAAAGCGAACCCAACGGGGTTCGTCAGTAAGTGCAGGCGGCAACAACGGGAGCGAAGCCCGCAACCGGTGAGCCGCAACGGCGCAACGGCCCCCGCACCAACGCGCGTCGGCGCGTTTCAGGGGTGACAAAGGTTCAGAGCAATGGCCGCAAAGTCGCACGGGACGATCCTAGCCGACCGAAGCGGGCGCCGTGTAAAGGCTACGGGCCGCCGACCTGCGGAAATAGAAAAGCGAAAACAAAAACACCCGCCAGGTTGGCGCCTAAGCGCCTGCCAGCAAGCCCGGCGAGTTGCCCTACCGGCCCAAAGCTGAGCGCCCGGCACCGGCCAACGTCGAAAGTGTCCGGGCCGTTCGTGACTTTCGACGGTGTGCGAAAGAGGC